AAACCAACAAAACAAGGTTTTTGATTATGTTAAGGACACGCTGTTGTAGCAACAATGAATCCACCGTTATCTACTTGATAACTGTCTGCACCAGCACCCTGAGAGTACCACTGGTTACCTCCAACTACAGGAGTTACTCCACATTCACCAGCTACCCATAGTCTTGTAGGAGATAAAATGTTATCTACATCAAATAATGTTAAGCTTCCTAAATGAGCACATGCAGTGGCATTTGTAGGATATAAGTATATTTGTTGACAAGGAGCAGCTGTAGTGGTAGTAGTAGTTGTTGATGTACTAGTACTAGTTGTAGTGGTTGTAGTACATGGTACTATAGGTATATCTGTATAGTTTGTACATGTTCCTGTAGACATAACACGAATAATTGTTGTGCTAGTTGGAACTAATGTAGATGTATATCCAGCTAATAAGCTAGCCTTTGAAACACCTGTTTCAAATGGTACAGAATACGAATCTACATTTGAATATAGACTAAATGGTCCTGTTGAGGTGCCAGCTGTTGTTAATGTAATTAATACTGTCATATTATGGTTTATTAAGGAGTTGTAGTTGTAGTGGTTGTTGTTGGAGGAACAGTTGTTGTTGAAGTGGTACTACTTGATGTGCTAGTAGATGTTGATGTACTAGTAGATGTGCTACTTGTTGTTGATGTAGAACTAGATGTAGATGTTGTAGTAGTGGTTGGTGTTATTGTAGTGGTTGTTGATGTTGTAGAGGTTGTAGGAGTGATAGCACAAGAGTTTACCAATGTACAGAACATCACCTGTAAAGATGGATTCTGATTGATTACAGTGATGAGAGTTTGTACTAGCTCCACAGGATCAAGTGCGTTATCCAATTTCTGCAAAGCTAATGTCAATATATCCCCTGTATCAATTCCTGAATTAGGAAGATCTGGGCCATTATATTGAACAGCTGATGTAGGAATAGGATAACCAGCAAATGCTCCATTATTACATTGCTGTGGATAATAGGCATTCACTGTATTCTCAAAGCAAGGGGTACCAGGTACGCAAGCCATTATAATTTAATTTAATCTATTAAGGAATGTACATGATGTAATAACAAGCACGTACAGGCTGAATGTTAGCATGACTTAATCCACCACCTGTATTACCAACGGTTACATTTATACCTGTAGTAGCACTTGTTGTATATTCAGGTGCAGTGAGTGCTGGATCACCATTTGTTAATTGTGTAGCTACACATTGTGTTCCACCAGAATCATCTGTAGTTCTGTTACCTCTAAAAATAGAGCTACCAGGAGCATGCACGTGACCAGGATCAGTAACTACAACAGAGTGTGAGTGTGCAGGGATTTGTGTACTGTTTAATATTATACTGTTAGCACCACCACCATCTCCAAGAGCATAGTTAGGATTACCAACATAAATAGGGTTAACAGCAGCATCTAGAGCTCCACCACCTACACCAACAATAGCACCTACAGGAACACGTCCTCTTTTATCAGGAGTTCCATTTAAGCCATTACATAGATAGATTTTATCAAACCCATCAGCAAGAATTCCTGCTCCAGTGATATCAAAGTAGGTCAATGAACCATAGTATTCTACAGCTGTATAAGGAACCATTCTTGTGTTATACTGAGTAGGAAGAAGACTATCTAAGTAAGCTTGAATTAGAGTGTTTAAGTCAGCAAGCTTTACATAGTTTGTATCTAAATCAAGAGCTAATGCAGCTAAGTCTACACCTAGGTCACAAAGCTTTGTAATAACAGCTTGAACAACAGCATGTGTATCAGAAGTAGATGTTACACCTGTAAGACAATCTACATCATAATTTGCATTCAATGCAGCAATGTCAGCTTCTACAGCATCAACTTGTACCTGTAAATCACATGCAGCTTTTACTAAAGCTGTAAATAATTCTAAAGCAGAAGGGTCTCCACATTCTGGAAAACAAGGAGGAAGATATTGTGTAACTAGTTCACAATAATCGTCCAAATCTATAGTGATAGAGATTCCTGTTCCATCTAGGAAACTAACCACTTTATCAATAAGAGATTGTTCTACAACAAGAAGATTATCACCAGATTCTATTCCTAACAAAGGAACATTTTCTCCTGTATATCTAACACATTTATCAGAAACAATCTCTACACAACCGTTATAACAATTTGTACAAGACATTTTATAAATTATTTATGAATTAAGATTTTTACTTTACTCGCTATCATCTTTACGGTAAATTGACTAGCATAGTCAGGGTTACAAAACTTGTAAGTTAAGATCCTTTTATAGTTTAGTAAGTCACCAATTACAACTCCTGGTACAGGATAGTTTAAAGAGAATACGATATTATTATATTGATTATTTGCCAAGTCTGTTAACTTGCAATCAATATCAGTTAATAGTACAGGAATAGTTGTACAATCAATACAGTTTGTAAGCCTTGGTGATAACATTTTTTATTCTTTGAGTTGCTTGCTTCAGCTTATAATTACATGCTGAACATAAGCCATTAATTAATTGACATCCACATCCTACTTTGATGCCACAGTCTCTACAGTTTGCCATTTTATTGGAAATTAATTATGTAGTTATTTCCTGAACAACCACAATTGGTTCTAATAAAGTTGTTAAGCATTCTATCTGCTTGTATATACAGTTTGTTAGAAGTGTCTACAGCACAGTTATTAGCTGCAGCAATAGCACCCTGAATCATGTAGTATACACTATTTAAATCCACCTTAGCTTGTGTCTTGATAGCAAGATCACATTCCATCATATCAAGTCTCATGAAGGCATTGTCAAATTTCTCTTGTAATTGGTCAACACGAATAATGGTCTTTGTAACATAGTTCAGATATGCAGGAGCAACAGAATATGTTAATGTATAGATTCCATCAGGTAGAGCAATTAAAGGAGCTCCTACAACACTAAGTCCTAATGAGGCTGAGTTAAATATATTAAAGTCATTAACATTAAACGGTAGAAATACAGGATCAAATCCAGGCATTGTTATTTCAATAGTTGGAGAAGAAACAACAGGAGGATCTGTATCATAAGTTGATGCATCAGCCACACCTAGTGTTAATGTATTATAAGTTGGTATTACTAGTATATCTAAGGTCATGTCTTTAAAATAAATATGCCAGAGGACTTGAGAAATATCCTCTCACCCTCTGGCATAGGTTATATGATTCTACTTTTATTCTATTAAGGAATCAAAGTAGTTGTTGTTGAAGTACTAGGCCAAACAGTAGTTGTAGTAGAAGTTGTACTTGTTACAGGACCGCTCTCATTAGTAACAGCACCTAAACCAGCAACTAAAATTGCCTCGATTGCAGCAGTTGCACCACTAGGAATAGCAAGAATAACTGTACTATCTTCATAGATATAATCGCCCCACTGATACTCAGACCTGTTATACTCATTAAACTTAATGTAATAAGTGTCATAAGTAGTACCATCAGTTACCCAAGACTCAAAGTTCTCGTTGTAACCAACCATTCTGTACAAATGCTTAAGGTAACCAGCTTGGTAGCTATAGAAGTTTTTCTCTAATTGCTTAATCTCATCTGAAGTACCAGATACATAAGAAGCACGTTGAGTAACTACAGCCTCAGCAACGATGTTACAATTGTCAGCAACAATGAAGTCAGCAGTTGTAGCTGGTCCACTGTACACGAAAGTACGGAAGTACATACGATCGTATTCCCAAGGGAATGCAGCAACGTCACAAGGTTGACCATAGATAGTCAAAGGCTTACCGCTGATAACTAACTTAGCACTTGCATCATTACCAACTCTTTGGAATTGATAGAAAGTGTTGAAGCTAATGTTGTCAGGGTTGTTACCTGGAGCTTCTTGTTCAAACTTTAAGATAGCTTGATCAATAAAAGCAGGAACATCAACATCTGCACAAGGATCGCCACCACACTCTAAACAAGGAGCAACAACTGTAATAGAACGGGTGAAACCGTTGAAATACAATGTGTCAATGTAAGAAGAGTGAGCACGTAATGTGAATGTTACAACATCACCAGCTTTAACGTTGAAATTACTAATCTCAGTTACTTGGTTAGCAGCAACTGGGTTACCAGTCACCTTGTACCATTCTGTAACGTTTGATTTG